ACTAAACGAGGTAAGAAGTGCGATAGTAAGGTATTATGATGCTGAATTAAAAATACCTATTGAATGGATTGAGGAATACAACGAGTTAATTGATAGTACTAAAGTTTAGTATTATTGGTAACGTGTTGTAATATGAAAAGTAACGGAATAATAACACTAAATTAAATAGATATGAATATAGTATTTTTAATAATTGGATTGGTAGTAATATACATTATTTGGACAATAGCACTTAACCAAAAAGTAATATGTAAAAACCAAGTGCAACAAACAAAATTATTATTAGAACAATTTAATAAACAGAACAAAAAGTAGTTATTTTTTATATTACTTGTTGTGTGCCGAAAGGCTTGTAGTTTTTGTAGCCTAACCTTTATAAAAAAGGATAGATTAAGGCTTACTTGAATGAATTAGGTAGGAAGACAAGAACCTATGTACAAAAATTACACACAACACTAAGATATAAAAGCGTTTTAATGCTTTATATCGACTGTTGACCAACGTTTTAATGTTGGTATTTAATTAATAAAAACTAAAAACAAATGAGCGAAGAACAAAAAGAAGAGCAACACGAGCATATTATGTCTATGCAAATGATACAAGAAGAATGTGCTATTAATATTAATGAAAAGATAGAGCATCCTCCTGTAGCAATTAGCTATAAGACTAAAGAAGTAGTAACAAGAGACGGAGAGATAAAAGAGTTTCCTATACCAATAGGTACTTATGGTAACTTTAGCTTTATACAAGCACCTCCAAAGTCTATGAAGACATTTTTTGTTAGCTTGCTAGGTTCAGCTTATTGTAATCCAAATGGAACTCATACATCAGGACTAAACTCCTTTAGAGAAGATAGAGAGTATATCCATTTCGATACAGAGCAGGGAGACTGGCATTCACAGCGTGTATTTAAGCGTATTCAATGGATGAATAAAGAATCTAACTTAGACTTCTACCACACATTTGCATTAAGAAAGGTAGGGTTTAGGAGTAGAATAGATTTCATAGAATACTATTTACAGACATTAACAGATGCTGGTAAGAAGATAGGTGTAGTAGTTATTGATGGTGTAGCAGATTTAGTATCCGATGCAAACAATCTTGAGGAATCAAACCTCGTAGTACAGAAGATTATGGCTTGGACAACTATTTATGATTGCCACATCATTACAGTAATTCACTCTAACTTTGGTTCAGATAAGCCTACAGGACACTTAGGGAGCTTCTTAGAGAAGAAAGCAGAGACTCAGATACAATTAGAGAGAGACCCTAACAAATTAGGTGCTATAACAGTATCCTGTAAGAGAAGTAGAAACACACCATTTGAGCAGTTTGATTTTAGACTAGATGAGAACGGTTTACCTAAAGTAGATAACCCAGACGATGTGTATAGTTTCTAATAACTATAGTTGCAAAATAAGAATAATTTAATTAAATTTATATAATGAAAAATAAGAAAGATTTTCGTCCAAGACTTAAAGGAAACATCTTAAAGGCCTACAACTACTTAGTTGGTAAAGAAGATAGAATATTAGTAATAGGAGATTTACACGAACCATTTTGTTTAGATGGTTACCTAGAGCATTGTAAAGAGATTTACGCAAAGCATAACTGTAATAAGGTTATCTTTATAGGAGATGTTATTGACAATCATTATAGCTCTTATCACGACCCAGACCCTGATGGATTAGGTGGAGGAGATGAATTAGACCAAGCTATTAAGAAATTAGCAGGATGGTATAAAGCATTCCCTAATGCAGATGTATGTATCGGTAACCACGATAGAATCATTTCTCGTAAAGCGTTTAGTTCTGGAGTACCTAAAAGATGGGTTAAGTCATTTGGAGAGGTATTAGAAACTCCTAATTGGGTTTACGATACTAGATTTGTATATGACGGTGTTCAGTATATTCACGGAGAGTCAGGTAGAGCTACCAAGAAAGCTAAAGACGATATGATGAGTACAGTACAAGGACATAGACATACAGAAATGTTTACAGAGTTTGTTGTAGGTGCTAACTATAAAGTATTTGGTTGTGCAGTAGGATGTGGTATAGATAGTAAATCTTACGCTATGGCTTATGGTAAGAACTTTAAGAAGCCTGCTATCGGTTGTGCAGTTGTATTTGGTGGTAAACACGCTATTAACGAACCTATGCACTTATAATGACAGAGCAGTCAACCATAGACTTCTTGAATAGTAAAGTAGGAACTAAGTTATCGCTAGTATCAGACAAGTATAGCAGTTACGATGCTAGTGATGACAACTACATAGTAGAGATAAAGAATAGAAGAGCTTATTACAGAGATAAATTAATAGAAGCGATGAAGTTATATAAAAACTACCAAGCATCACAAATATGTAATAAGCAATTTCTTTATGTAGTTACCGATGAAAAAGGAGTGTGGGTATTTAATATATCTAAGAATATTAAAGCTGTTGTTAAGATGCCTGTAAAAGGTATGGAATGTCCTAGAGCTACGGACTTCAACTCTAATGATAAGATTATTAAATACTCTTACGTTCTACCAGAGATAATGTCTAAACACATAGAATATGATACATAAGATAGAGTCTCCATTATTTGTAATGTTACCTAGAAAGACAACTAAGGATAAAAGGATTTCATTAAATATGAATACATACAGAAACTTACATCACAGAACTAATAACGATGCTAAGAAAGTGTATCACAAGTTAATGAGATACAACTTAGAAGGCTTAAAGATAAACACACCAGTAGAAATTACTTATAAAGTGTTTAAAGGCTCTAAGAGGCGTTTAGATAAGATGAATGTAATATCTGTAGTTAGTAAATACTTACTTGACTCTATTACAGAATACGGTTGTTGGGAAGATGATAATGATGACTTTGTAAAGAAAGAAACAGTATTGCCAACAGAATTAGATAGAGAAAGACCAAGAGTAGAAATAATAATTAAAGAGATATAAATGTTAGAATTATTAGCGAAACAACACGATGATTGGATTAGGATAGCTTTCAGTATGACAGACGATATGGATGAAGCTAAGGATTTGGTTCAGGAAATGTACTTAGTTGTTGCAGAAGGAACTAGGTCTATAGGAGACATAACTTACAAAGACCAAACAAACAGGTATTTTGTATGGAAGTTGCTAAGAAGCTTGTTTGTAGATAAATATAGAAAGAAGACTTCTAAGAAAAGCATAGTAACTTGGGAGCTTAGAATTGAAGATGATGCTGTAGAGAGCTTAGAATATGACTACAGCGAAGACGATTCTTTTAGTTATATTATAGACAAGATTAAAGATATAACGTCAGATTGGAAGCCTTATGATAAGAAACTATTTGACCTATACTTTATGCAAGGACTTTCTTTAAGACAGATTGCTAAAGGAGCTAACATAGGCTTAAACTCAATACATAATTCAGTTAAGAGTTACAGAGAAGCTTTAAGAGAAGAATTATCAGAAGATTTAATGGATTACTTTAACGGAGATTACGATAAAATAGATTAAATATGAAACCAGACAAATTTTATTTAGATTTAGAAGAAAAGGGTTACTATAACACCATAGACAAAAGGTCAAAAGATTATAGAGAGTATAAGCAATGGAAAGCTACTCAAGTAGAACAAGGCTACGAATCACATAAGAAAAGTGTAGAGAAGCAGTCTAAAGGATTAGGAGATACTATTGCAAAGATAACTAAAGCAACAGGAATAGATAAGGTTGTTAAGTTTATAGCAGGAGAAGATTGTGGTTGTGATGAAAGGCAGGAAAGGTTTAATAAAGAGTATAAGTACAAGAATGTAAGATGTCTTAAAGAAGATGACTACAAGTACTTAACTAACTTCTTAGCCAAGAAAGGAACTACAATTAGTTACGATGACAAGTTTAGGGTTATAGGTATATACAATTATGTCTTTAGCACTAATGAGAAAAGAACTACAAGTTGCTCATCCTGTATAAGCAAGATAGTTAAAAACCTAGAAAGGTATATGAAGAACTACCAGTAATAATTAGCCTAGCAGTAAAATGTTAGGCTTTTTAGTTAAATAAACTTGTGTATGTCAAATATATTTCGTATGTTTGCTACTCAATATAAAATTAGATAATTATGACAGAAAAAGTTAAAAAGATTTACAAGAGTGGATTAGATAACAAAAAATTCCTCCAAGCAATTAAAGAAGCTGACGGAGATAAAAAACCAAACCTATTTTCTAGTGATTTAGAAAAAAATATATTTGCTACTATTTATTACGGTTGGCTAGTTGCTGAGTATGGTAGTGATTGGAAAATTAATTTATAACAACAAAAACTAGATAATTATGAAGACAGATTACAGATTTTGGGAACATAACTACAACCCTATTACAATGCAGCCAGACGATAAGAAAAACTATAGCTCATCTTGGGATTTAGAAGAAATGGATAAGTCTCAAAAGAAAAGAGAGGCTATTCAGGAAAGACAAGCTATTAGAGAGGAAACTGAAAGGATTAATGCTAAAATTAAAAAAGTAGGTAAGTTTTGGTAATATTATTTGACGCAGACAGCCTTATTTACGCATCTTGCTTTGATTCTAATAAAGAATCTGGAGAGAAGTGGTTAACAATAGATAAAGCTTACGAGAAGTTTCAAAAAGGACTTGATAAGATATTTGCTGAGTTAGAAGAGCAGGTAGAAGTAGATAAGTTTATAGTATGTAACGGTTCTAAAGGTAATTTTAGACACGATATATCTAAAGAGTATAAAGCTAATAGAACAGGAGAGAAGCCTCCAATACTAGGCAAGCTACATAGCTTAGTTAAGAGAAAGTATCGTTCTCATTACGGTATAGGGGTAGAGACTGATGATGTTGTAGCTACATTATGGAAAAGAGTTGCAGATAAAAGTGGTGTAGACTCTGTTATTATAGTATCTATAGATAAAGATTATAAGCAATTCCCTTGTTGGTTTTACGATTACCATTGGAAAAAGAAAACACTATCTAAGATTACAGAAGAAGAAGCTACTATTAACTTTTATACACAAATGATTGTAGGCGATTCAGCAGACAATATTAAGTATTGTAAAGGGTACGGAAAGGTTTATGCTAGAAAGCTCTTAGAAGACGTTAAAACACCATTCTCAGCTACAAGAAGAGTCTATACATTGTTTAAAGAAGTGTATGGAGATGAATCTAAAGAGAAATACAAAGAATGTAAAGCATTATTAACATTAAAAACAGATTGTAATGAAAGCATCAGAATACAAGGGAAGTGATGACGAAATAAAAAAAGCCTATTACGATATTTATTTCTTTAACTTAGAGCAGGGTTTTATGACTTTAGAAGAATGTGGTTGGGATTTGGAAATACTAGAGGAAGAGGAGGAGTATCTTGCTTGTGCTGGAGTATTTAGAGCTATGAATAACTATAAAGCTATTGAAGAAGAGAGGTTTAGTGAGTTATGGATAGATATTAACGGTAATACAGAATAATTAAAAATACGTTATCTTATTATGAATAGTAAAGAAATAAAGCCAACTGATGGCAGAAAGGGTAACTCTAGGAAGAAATCTATACCTAAGTTGCCTATACCTCAAGGAGAGAGGTCTAATAAACCAGCACTTAATCAAGCAAAGAAAAGTCGTAAGAAACAATATGCAAAGAAAGCTATCAAGAATGTATTTGGTAGTGAAGTTGCTATGTTTGAGTCTATGGCTAAGAAGGCTAAAGAAGGTAGTTACAATCATATGAAGCTACTTACTGATATGATGTATGAAGAAGATAGAGAAAATACAGGAACAACTGTTAAAGCTCCTATTATAAACTTCTTTGGAGATAATGACGTAAGCAAGAAGATTAAGGACAAGATTATAGATATAACGCCTAAAGATGAAGAATAATATAGATATAAGCGACAAGTACATACCTTTATTCAAAGATGAGTCTAGGTATTTTGTTATGACAGGAGGTCGTGGCTCAGGTAAATCGTTCGCAGCAACAGTTTTTCTACTTAGCCTAACTTACGAAGAAGGTCACAAGGTTTTGTTTACTCGTTATACAATGGTGTCAGCACATACTTCTATTATACCTGAATTTATAGAAAAGATTAACATAATGGGAGTTCACGCAGACTTTAGGATAACTAAAGATGAGATAATGAACTTGAAGACAGGTAGTTCTATAATATTTAAAGGTATCAGAACATCGTCTGGTAACCAAACAGGTGCTTTAAAGTCTTTGAATGGTATTACAACATTTGTATTAGATGAAGCAGAGGAATTAGTAGATGAAGATGTGTTTAATAAAATAAACTTATCCGTTAGAGCTAAAGGTAGGCAGAATAGAGTGATACTAATAATGAATCCAGCCACTAAAGAGCATTGGATATATCAGAGATTCTTTCTGCACGAAAACGTACGAGGAGGGTCTAACATATCTACAAAGAGAATAACATATATACACACTACATATAAAGACAATAAGAAAGGAGCAGAAAAGTCTTTTCTTGAAGAGATATATGATATGAAGAAAAAAAGACCAGACAAGTATGAACACGAGATACTTGGAGGTTGGTTAAATAAAGCTGAAGGTACTATAATTAGAAAATGGAGAGTTGGGGACTATATCCCTACAGAATTAACTTGCTATGGACAGGATTTTGGTTTCTCTGAAGATTTAAGTACGCTTGTAAAAATATCAGTAGATAAAAATGCCCGAAAAGTATGGGTAAAGGAAATATTTGGTCAAAAAGGATTAAGTACGTCACAAATATATATGAAGAATAAGTCAGAATGTGGTTTAGACTTAATAATATGTGATAATTCAGAACCCAGACTAATAAATGAGTTAAAAGTATTGGGTCTTAACATAAAACCTACTATAAAGAAGAAAGGTAGTATATTATCTGGTATAGCACTTATGCAAGATTACGAGATAATAGTAGATAGAAACTCTCACGGTATAATAAGAGAGATTAACAACTACGTTTGGAAGGATAAAGGAGAAGTACCTGTAGATAAGTTTAATCACTATATGGATGCTATACGTTATGCTATGATGTACTTAATACAAGGAATCAATAGTGGTGTCTACACAATTAGATAAGACGTTTAATATGATGGGGTGCGTTTAATATGGAGGGTTTAGAGCTTCCAACCATCCTCAATCCACCAGTCACAATTAGGATATAAGTCTAGCAAATCATTTACAATCCTGTTAGTTAATTCTGATGGGATTTTTGTGTTTAATATGAAGTGCTTGAGTTCTGTTGCTGTCTGAATAAATAGTGTTTCCATTTGTTTTATGTTTAATATGATTATATTCCTTTGTAAGTATAGTTGTGATTTTCAATTAAAG